ACCTAAATGGTCTGAGAATGTAGATGTACTAAAGTTAGTTAGACTTCTAAGTGTTTCCTCTGTCACATCTGCGACAACTTCCATATCTCTAAGAATTATTGTGTGTGCCTGTGTGTATCCCTGCAGTATGTTCTTTGATTTTATTCTTACCAACTCTTGTATGTCAAGTTGATCTAATGCGAATAAGAATTGGTCTATAGATTGGAATCTGTCTGCCTTAGATAGTTTCAATAAATCTCGCACAAGTTCCTGTTGCAATGTATCTGTTTGTCTTGCAATTTGTGCAGCAATGTTGTCTATTTTGTTTTGTTCAGCCATTAGCTAACTGGTGTTGTCAATGCTTCAAGTAGTGATCCTTGTGTTGTTTCCTCTGTTTCTGTTATTGTGTTTCTTTCTTCTAAATATTCCTGTGCTGTTTCTCTATCAGGGAATCTGTCAGGATCTTTTTGCATTAATATGTCTGCAACATCAATAATGCCTTTAGATAGTTCCCAATCCCATTTTGCTCTCTTTTCTTCATCAGATAGAACCTCTTGGTTTTCCTCGTAATCAACCTTTAGTAGTTCCCCTGCATTTGTGTTCGCTTCTACTGCAAGGATAATTGATTCCAATTCAAATAACTTACTCTCAATGCCTTTCCACCTAAGAACATCTGATATGCGACTATCTGTTAGTTCTTGATTCCTTAGTTTAATTGCAACCCCACTTTGTGCAGCAGTACCCTCTACGAATGATATATTTAGATGATAGTTTTGTGCGAGTAGTTTATAACTATGCTCTATGGAGGAGGCGAGAGCATCTACTGTATTCGGTGGGGATACAATATTCATTGTGCCATCAATACCCAAGAACGATACTTTGTCTTGTCCAACTTCAAGTGTATCCTTCTCGACTTGTGAACCATTCACATACATATAACCAAATGACTGGAACATCGTGTTCGCATTGGCATTTGTTTCTGATACGTTCACCTCAAGGTTTGTGGCAATAAGATCATTGGCAGGTCGTGTGTCTAAGTATGAATACTCAGGTCTACCATTCTTAAAACATTCTATGAATGGAAGTACTCCATATGGATTGATATGTTCAGGATTATCAGGATCATCAACAATACGACCATTGCCATCAAATATAAATGTATTCTCTGCATCCCAATATGCAGTTAATTCAGGAGTGTCATCAAGAACAGATGCTTTCATTGCGAGTGGATATGTAATTGATATTGGTCTTAGTGGATCTTCTCCAAATTGTGCTTCAAAGTCCATAATAATATCATAATCTATCTGTCCATTTCTCCACGTAGGCTTTATCAAGATATGTTCCAATAGATTACACATTCTCTCTGCTCTTTGCATTTTAAAGTCTTTCTCGTGAAATACCATAGGGATATTCTCGTTTGAATACTCTCTCTTTGGTGGTTTCATATATACAAGACTTATTCTATCTATTATCCTGCGTGTAATGTTTACATTGGCAATAGGAACTTTACTGAGTAGCGATGTGCTAAAGTATTTGTGTGTATAGCTTTTCGTATCTCCATTATAGAAATCTCTTGCGATCATTCTCTGCTTTCGCCATTTATTCTTTGCATTTTGCTGTGCATCATATCTTGATTGCTTTACGAGTAACTCGCCTACGTTTGGTATCATCGTTCTATTGCTCCTAATGTTGGTTTAATTATTGGAAACTCCCACTCTATTGCATAACCGAGTGCATCTGTCATATGTGTTAATAGTTTATTAGACTTGTCTATATCACGAGTTCCTTGTTTATTCGTGACCTTTTCCAAGTCTTGTATTAACATCTTACACCTTTGGTCAATTAAAATGTTTCCCTCCAACATTTTATTAACTGAATTTACCCTGTTTACCACAGGAGGATTACTCTTTCTAACCTTTACTTTGATTCCATGTTGTTTTAATATGTCAATATCACTATACATTGCTGATGTGTGTCTTTGGAAGCCACTTGCATCAGGATAGCATATGTAATTACTATTTGGATACTTTTCTTTTATTGTTGCACACATCCTTGCACTTAGTAGATCCCCTTGACCTTGATGTGATAGTGCAATCGCATCGAATATCCTAACTTTTGGACTTTTCGGGTAAATGTGGAACAATACTGCACACATGGGATCAACGTTCCAATCGAGTCCGATTCGTACTGGCAAAGACCTGTTGTACTCACATTGTCCGACATTCCTGCTCCTTTCAAATGAATGATAAGTAGATAGTGCAGATATATTAACAAACTGCCCATCTCTGTATGCTTTAAGCATCGCCTTATCATAGTTAGATTCTAATAGATCGATATAGCTGTCAGGAAGATAGTGATTGTCAGTTGTCTTTCCATGTATTAGTGCCTTGCTCTCGTTCCCATTCTCTACAAACTGATGATGTGTGTAGTGAAAGCCCTCAGGAGATGTTACTATGTATATCTCACAACTATCACTACCTCTCATACGACCAATAGCTTTCTTATATGCTATATCACAATTCTTCCACGATTCTACATCAAATTCATCGAAGCCAATGTATGTTAGTTCAGCACCTACGATACGTTGTGGCTTTTGTAACTGGTATATCTTAATGACTCCGTATGGTGTAGTGAACTTGTGCTTCTGTACATTATACTTAAAGTTTATTCCATTTCTTTCAAATATCTCTCGCATTGGTTCTACAAACAATTCCTCTGCAAGTTCATATGTTGGATATATTACCCAACCATTTGACATGTCATTGTTATTTAATTTTGTTATATGATTTACAAATGTTTTGTGCAAGAACGCATATGTCTTTCCACTACCAAATCCACCTACTAACGCATTGATTGGTTTTTTTGATGTTATAAACTTCCATTGGTGTGGAAGATAATCTTCTTTGTATAATTGTAGTTTAGATGCCATTAAAGTCCACTTCTTCTATTGGTCTTATATGTTCTACCTCTTGTTTGTCCTTCTGATCCAACATTTGTTTTCCTAACCATACCAACATTGTAGCATTGCCTGATAGTGCTGTATCTATTTGTGCCTTTCTTAATCTCTTTTTTAGTCCTGCTCTACCTTTTCTAAGAAATTCCGAATAACTCTTTTCAATTAGATCTGCACTGCAACCAAAGAAGTCAGCTATTTCCTTATTGGTACATCCATACCCTGCTAACTTTTCTACTTCTTTTGTGTCAATGTCATATTTTTTAGGTCTTGCCATATGCTAAAAATAATATTTTTTTATTGCTTTTTACAATAGTTTTTATTATAGAAGAACTTTATATGTATATAATCTTCAGATCCAAACACTTTTACTGCGTTTAATGATGCTATTTGCGAGTCATCTACATAGAATACTCCATTCATTGCATCCATATAGAATTTACACAGGTTGTCTATATCAGGTTTACCTAACCTGTAGTATGGGAGATCATCTTTTAATATCAATTTCTTGTTTTTTGTTCTGTAGTGGGATTTTGGTCTTTTATAACAAAAAGTAATGTGTAGGTCTAATACATTCTTATCAGGTTTCTTTGGGGCAAACTCTTTTGCTAATGCAAGGAAGTCTTTCTTATCTTGGGAAGATGGATCATAATGAAACTTTCCATTATTCCTGTGTCTTTGTTGTGGCTTTGGTCTTTGCTTAATTAAGAAATTTACCATAATGTTTCTTGCTTGGTTAGTTCGTCAATTCTTTGCTTTGCTTTATTATAATATTCTTCATCTATCTCTACACCCACTAAATCAACACCAAAATAATGACAAGCGATAGCAATACTACCACTACCCAAATGAGTGTCTAATATCTTTTGTCCTTTTTCGGCATAGTTTTGTAAGAGCCATTCATATAGTTTTACAGGCTTTTGTGTTGGGTGTATTCTTTCTTTGTCTTGTGGGTGATATTCAAATAATTTAGATGTTGTGCCTAAACCATTAGACAAAAACGCATATTCACACATAGACATAGTAAATTTTTCTGATATTGTTAATTTTCTCCACACAACAAAACCTTTGTGGTTAGGGAGATTTTCTGAAAAATTATTTGCACCCCATATTATTTGATTTTTTGATACTCTAAATAATTCTTTAAAAAAATCTATATTAGGCTTATTACCAAAATCTTTCATGTTTCCACTTTTAGAATTATTCCTCATATCTTTTGTTGGTTGATTTTCTTTTTGATCTCTATAAGGTGGATCTACAATAGCCAAATCAAAGTGATTATCTTCATAATCCTTCATTACATTCATACAATCATCTAATATTAAATCAATCATTGTTCTTTTTGTAATATGCTAACAATAATCCACTTATCACTAATATTGCGACTACATAAATCATCTTGTTCCCCCTTTTCTCTTTCTTTGTGCAATGGACATACCTGCTGATACACTTCTATGTTCTTGTTGTATTAATGATGCGACCACCCACCCATTAGGTGTTGCGTTATATTTATCTGCCCAATACTTAATCTTATATGCGAATGGTAGCTTTTTATATTCTTCTGTCATTCCAGTATTTTCTCCTATAATATGCTTTAATGAAGTTATCTGTTTTCCTTTTCTTCCTAAGAATAAGTTTGTTTTGCTTATTTCTGTAGAAATCTTTCTCCTCCCATACGCACAATAAATGTGGTGTTCTCTCTATTAAGTTTGGATTCTCGCAGTTGTGGATCTCCTCAATCGGTTGGAATAATAATAATACTGCGAAATAATATGATACGACTTCAATCACAAGGCAACCCCATCGTGTGTGGTATATACGGACGTTTTAGACATAGGTAAGTCGGAGTTGCCCTGTGAATTTTCAATTCTTATCTTCTTTCCCATTTTTTTTAGGTCTTGCATTATTTTTTGGATTAAGTCATAGTTACCATAACATCCTAATTCACTTGATTTTTTAATAAGATATTCCTCTAATGTTTTCACACCACAGTCAGCAAATTCTTCAAAATATTCAAATCCTATTTTATTTAATATTTTTAATGTTCTTATCTGCAAACCCATTGTAGTTAATTTTGTTTTTCTTGTTCTTATAAAATCATATGCTCTTTTTTCATCCGTGTAAATAGGAATCTCTTTTATTTTTTTTATATACCCAGTCTTACTGTCTATTTTTACCCTTTTAAATTCTTTTAATTTCCTATAATACTGTTTTCTACTATCTAAATACTGTTTGTAAAATTCTTTCCTCATAAACATATGACACCAATCTAATGCTCTTTGGTGCGATACATCATAATAAAAACATTCTCCATTCTTCATATCTCTCATTAAGTTCATCGCTATATGTTTTGGATAAACCTTTTTGGGATTACCATTCTTTTGTATGATGCTATATAATTTCATTGTTTTCTCCTATGTCTATTATTTGTTTGTCTTGCTTATAATCATTTTATGCTTTTGCATTTACATCCTGAATCTCTATTGCATCTCTTTGTGGCAATATCTTATCTTTACAACATCTTGAATCTTGTCTTAGTTCCTCTTTTCTATAGAAATTAGATTTCTGACACTTAGCACAATATCCAATATAAAACTTGCCTGTAGTGTCTAATCTGTATTCTACCTCTATCTGAGATTCTAATTCATCAGGATAGTCCATAAAACGATGTTGATTTAAAAATGTAGTTGGATGTGGTATGTACTTTGTTTCTGTATGTGCGTTCTTCCAGTAATCCTTCCACAATATAGTTCCCTCAATAACTTCTCTTAGCGAATAAATAGTAACCATTTCCTCAAACTTAGCTTGTGCTTTTGGCTTTCCGATCTTTCTTGGATACATTTCCCACCAAACTAAAAAATCAGAGTTCTCATTATCTTTCTTTTTCTTTTTATTCTTATTATTCTTTTTCTTATTATTATTCTTATTAGGGGATGAACACTCATTGAATGTTCCATGAATGTTCATTGAATCAGTTTCACTCTCCTCGACAAACTCATACTTAGATGGATATGGTCTATTGATTTTTTGATGTATTAGAAAATTTGTGATCCTAAATAATGACCTATCTTCATTATACTCAATTAACCCTAACTTGTGCATATTACTTAGTGCTTCTTCTATGTAATCAATGCTTATTTCATCAGCAGGTAATATCTCTGCCTTCAACATCTTTGCACTATTAATATGGATACCTGTGTCATCTGCGAAGTTTGTCATCCCTATAAATAACAATCTTTCTACAATGTCGAGTTCAATCATCTTCTGATCTGTGTAAAACTCTTTTTTTATTATTCTATTTCGTGCCATATATACTCCTTTTACTTAAAATACCAATGATCTAATATATCAATTATTTTGTATAAAAAAAATAATGTCATTACAATAAAAAACAATATTAAAAATGCTATAATAAATAATTCCATGATTTAATCCTTTTTTATAAAACTAAATATGTGTTCTATGATTGGCAATGTCCAACCATCCCCTAACAGGTTACCTGCTTGTCTTGTAGTTAATATATCACACCAATTATCATCAAAACCTTGCAATCTACATAATTCAATTTTATTTGCAGTTCTAACCTTATCTTCTTCATATATAAGAGTAATCATCCCTGTTGTGTTATCTCTGTGTTTTAAATATTGTTGATTGTCAGATTGGTCGCCAGACTTGGTTGTCAAACAACAATGTTTTTGTTTTTGTGCAACACCACTTGTCAAAACATCTTGCAATAATATATTTTTATTTTTTGGTAATGGTATGTCGCTTACAATGTCACCAAACAAACCATCTTTTTTTGTTTTTATATTTGTCCAATAATATCTATCTCTTAATTGTGCAGTCACTAATTTAGAGTTAATTCTAACTGGATATACGCCTAATGCTCTTGACATAATTCCTACATCTTTTTTAGGTGCAGAACCTACATTTTCTTGTAAAAACAAAACATTTGGATTCAATTTTTTTATTTGATTTAATATATCTACAAACACCCAAAAAAGACTACTTCTACTACCCTCTAAACCCATTCTTTGTGTTTTTGCCCCTGCTATGGATAAATCTTGACAAGGACTACCACTAAGCACCATATCTATTGACTTCCAATCAATATCCCATTCTTTCCATTTAGTTACATCTCCAAGTTGAATAGTATCAGGATAATGGTGTTGTGTTAATTTTATGGCAGCAGGTTTAATTTCAGATGAATAATATTTATCGACTTTAATTCCAACATTATCCAATGCGGTGTGCCCTGTACTCATTCCATTAAATAAACTTAAAACATTCATACTTAAAACAACTTTGATTGTTCACTATCGTAAAAATACTCATCAGGATTGTTTGCTGCATCTCTTAATTCTTTTGCCCTTGACAATAGCTGTGCTTTCGTTCTATCCCACATTGCCCTTGTTCGTGCAAAATAATATCCTGTAGATCCACTACAAATAGGTTGCTTGTATTTTTTGCGAAGTTCAGCAATAGCTTCCCTAACCTTGACACCTGACACATTATATTTCAACTCTAACTCTTTTGATTTGATCGGATGCGTGTCTGCTCTATCGTGTATATCTGTATAAATATATAAAGCCAAGCCATGCAAACCCTTTAAATTATTAGCCAATGTCTTTCCCCCTATTTAAAAAATTAAGTACATCTTCTTTTGAGTTTCCAACCTCATGCCTATGGATATTAAAAGCATATAACCTTGATTGTTCCTTATTTCCCCTTTTTGTTTTAGCAATAAAAGACTTAGCCTTAACTTTATTTGAAAAATATTGTCTGCGTATTTCAAGGTCAAGATCATCTAAAGGAAGATTCTTATCATCTATATATGAAACCTCGTATATTATCATTATTGACTCTCATATTCTTTCTGTGCAATTTCAAGTAGATAGTGCATAGTACTTGCTTCAGGCACAATGGTTGTGTTCTCATATTCCCCATCTTTATTCTTAACAGATGGCATTCCCACAAAAATTCCCTTCTCGCCTTCTATTAACTTGAATCCTTTTACAATTACTCCATCGCAATCTAAGTCAAAAAATGCTTTCACTTTACCCCAGTTACCCTTAGTCATTCTATTTATTTTCATTTGTTTATCTCCTTTTAAAAAATTAATTTAAATATTTTGTACCATATAAATATACCTGTAAAGATTATTGACAACCAAACAACACCCCTCATGATTTATCCCTTATGCAATCCAATATATAATCACAATATGGTTTACCAAACTTATTCGTGTCATAGCAATCTTCGATCAAAACTCTTTTTCGTGGATTTATCCAACAACATTTTTTGTATTTTTTGTTGCTATCACAAATACACTTTTGGTTTCTACCTAATCTCATGATTTATTTAAGATCCCCTCAATGACACTTCCTGCTTCTTGTTTGGTCATCTTTTCAAAATCATATTCGCAATCCATTGCTTTTTCTTGACACAAGTTTTGTATATACTTAACTTGATTTGGTGTCGCATACTCAGGTTCAAGCTGTTCCTGTTGTTTTATTGCATGAGCAACTTCATCTCCACTTGCAATCGATTCAACCGATCCATATCCTGCAAAGCCTAAAGCACGACCAACTGCAGATGTTTCACAATTCTCATATGCAGATGTCTTATTGATATTCGTTGAGCCTTTTGTTTCTTGTGCGATACCTGTAAACACTTTACCATCAATTTCCAATGTTGTTTTCATTACTATGCTTTGCTCACTATCGTGCAAAATCTCAGTATTTAAAGTGATTTCTGAAAGGTCAGACTCATGTAGCATTTGTATTCTTTCATTAACTGTAACATACTCTTTTCCATGTATACTAATAGGCATTAGATTCCCCCTTGTGTTTTATCTTCTAATATGTGTAAAACTCTACCTTCTTTTTCCATTGTAATTAAAAGAATAGCATCGTTTGTTTGCAATTTAACTTTGTAATACTTGTCGCCAATAAAATATCCAAGTAGGACATGGCAACACATACCACACTTTTTTAATTTAGATTTAATAATGTTTTCGTGATTTATGAAGAACTTATCAGAATTATGTGTTGATAGTTCATTAATCTCACAACCTAACTTATTCTGTAAAGAATCGTATTTATCTAACATTTGTTTCTCCTATGTCTGTTATTTATTTGTCTTGCTTACCTCCCTTATATTAACACATATCCAAAATATATGCAAGTTTTTTAAAATATATTTGAAAATAAATAAAAAAAAGCCCCACACAAAATGTATAGGGCTTCTCTTTCGCTATCCTACAACAAGGAGGATGTCGGAGGGAAATTTACCAAGTTTCTTCAAATGACATTTTACAAGTATATAAGTTAGGGGCTGACTGCTGCACAGAGAATCCATTTGACTTTAATCTGCACAACGCAAAGGTTCTCTTTGTATCATCAGGTTGGAAGATAAAGGGAATTTGACCATTTAAAGTTAGTGTCATAAAGTGCGATGTGATATTTTCTGTGCTATGTATATTCCATGATCCAGTTGCAACATCAGTATCAAACATAAAATCATTGTCAGTATCTGATGGCAAAGTATCATCTGCTGTTAGATATGAGAATGTTAAATCCCAAGACCTTCTACCATTATATCCAATGCTTCTATTATCTCGTGGGGAGAAATCCCAAGCCCTTCTTGTTCCCCAATCAGGTGCTTTGTAGTATTGTATATCAACTATGTCTTTTCCACCTGCAGTTCTTGACCTTTTGATTCCACTTTGACTATAACTAATATTCATAGATAAATTTGCTCTATGTGGGAATGTATATGTCCTTCCATAGGTAACACAACCTAATTTCAATTCATCTCCAATGGTATGTCCTGAGATTTGCAAAGATACCCCACTCGCATTTTCTTCTGAAATAGTTCCACTAATAGACTTTAATAAATAATTGTCATCAATGTTTGTATAAATATCTGATTGTGATAATGTGTAATCGGAAGCACCATCGTTGTTATAATAACTTAATTTAGCAGTTGCATTTAAGTCTGCAAGATTATGTCCTAATAATCCCCAATAGTTGGCTGTGCTTAATAGTTTTCTTAGGGCTTCGTCATCAGGTTCTGCCTGTTCCTCGTGGTTTATAAGACAATGCACATGAGATGGCTCATTGGTTGTTTCTATTTCGTTTATCCTATGTGGATTTAGTGTAAACAAATATGGATAATTTTTAATTTCAACACCATCTCCCCTTTTGTACTTAACTCGTTTTCCGATTGCTCTTGCATAAGCAATGTAATCTATAAAAATTCTTGGCTTTGCGACTTGTCCTGACATATTCCCTCTTAATTATTTATATTTGCTGTTTTCTTAGATCCAACCTTTGTCTTAACTTTAGTAATACCTATATCCTTGCCTTTGTTGGATTGATCATAATCTTCATATCTCGATGTGTCCAAACTCCAAATTGATTCTATAGCTTGGACTTCATCTGTAATTCTTTTATTTTGCACGAAATGTTTCTGTTTATACACATCTCCCATTGTTACTTGCACTATCCTTAAATCGCCTGTATAAGTGAATAAAAGTCCTGATTGGGGCATTGTTATATGCGTGACTACAATTCTATTAGAATTGCCCCATACATAGCCATCTGCTTCCATCTGAATATCAAAGCTACCTTCACACGTTATATCTAAATACACCATGTCCTTGAAATTTTCAAGATATACTTCATTGACATATTGTTTCATTTTAATGTTCATCTACTCCTCCCAATAATTGTCAGGAACTTCTATTGCAAAGTTTATTTTTTTTGCGATTGGATCACCGATTGAAACATACCCATAGGTGTACATCTGTCCATCTATTGTACATTGATAACTACTATTCCATATTATCTCGTTTCCACTTGGAGATAATGCCCCATCCTTTAGAAGTTTTATCCCAACATAAGTTTCCCATGAGTGTCGCCCATCAAATTTAAACAAGCAGTTATTGAATATAAGCATTTTATTTGCTGTGGATTCTTCTAATGGATCAATATTAGCCCCACTTACCAAAGATACCTTTAATTTTACATATTGATTCATAATGTTAAAGGAAGAACCTGTACTCTGCATTTGCTTTGCAACTTCCCCCCAAGATCTTGGATTTCTATCAAAGGGATTAGAACCAAGTTGGTCTTGTATTAATGATGCGATTGCACTATCGCTTCTAACACAATTCAAATTACTTGTTACATAATAAACAATACTTGTGTTGTATGGTTGCAACCCTAACATGCCATAAACATCGTCAGTTTCAATCTGATTTTCTGTTAAATATAACTCATCAGTAGATGACTGATATATTCCACTTGCAAAATCTACATATTCTCCATCATCATATGGTTCTTCTAAAATATCTATAAGATCAATTAGGTCAAATACGTCTATATTCCCATCTTGATTCATATCTGCGTTTGAAATTTGTTGTGGGCTATAGTAATAATCAAGATTGTTGCCATGAAAAAACAACATTTCATTTAATTGCAAGGCATCATCCCAAGTAACTTGGTTATCAAGATTTACATCTCCCAAGAGTGTTGCAGGTATCTCTGTTACATCTAAGTTTCTTAGTTGCATAGCTTCGATAGAAATTCTCCTGCCCTTTAAAGTTGTTTTTGTAATTAAAAAATAGGGATATATTGTTTGATCTATGTTTGTATATACCTCTTTTATATCTCTACCATATGGCTTTGTGTTCTTAGGATTGTCACTAAACATAATTATATCCCCAACCTCATATTCAAAAACCTCAGATAGGGGAGCATCAAAGCTACAAGTAAGTTGCTGATGTTTCTTGCTATGAAATAAATAGTTTCTTAAATGCTCTGCTGTTCCTTTGTCTTGTATGTATTTAGACTCAAAAACAAGTTTGTAATCATCTTCGTTTTCTATGCCATATTCTTGCTTGTAGTGTTCTGTGAAATACCCTAATGTTATGGGATCGGTTGTTTTGTCGAACTTTTCTGTTGCATAATTGTATCCATACTTAACTTCCACCCCTCCGATTGCCAAATCTTCAATATTACTTAAATTAAACTTGCAATTATAAATATTATCTACATCTATGACACCATCTACATCATTGTCATTATATTCATCTTTTATGTGATGGATTACCAATTCCTGATTCCAATTCCAACCCAAATACAATCTTGACTCTTTCAAAATATTGTTTATTATATCTTTAATATTCTCTGTCTTATTTATTGAAAATGCAAACTTGTCATCTTGTGTTGCGATTACTGACCTTTCGAATTTATCATCGTTGAAATCAACATCACTTTCTGCCTGTGTATTTAGTAGGTCTTTAATTATTTCTGCAGGATTTTCAAGCAACCTCTCTGAACTTGTTCTATTCCCACCCAAATAGGAAACAAGAGTATATCCATGTGGTCGCCATAAGTCATCTGTTTGGTCGCCAAACTCGTAGCCATTGTTGTCATTAAACGTAGCGAGTTCCTCTGCTTCTTGATATTCAATTTCTTGCAATGTTAAAACATTACCTTCATATCCATATTTTTTTCTTCCATATACTAAACGAACACCAGTTAGCATATAATTACCACTTGATTGATATGAATGTGATTTACCAAATTGTTTGGAATTAAATGAAACAAGCCACCCTGTACTATGACCTACATATTCCCCATCGACAACATATGGATCAGAACCATTGTTCCACATATATGGCAAGAATCCATCGCAAAACTTCATATTATTTATTTCTATATCATATAAAAAAGATGGTTCATCTCCATCGTCACACATTAGCATAATTTCATAATACTTATTCCCAATTAATCTTGATTTTAAATCTTCGTCTGTTAAATATTTATATAATTCTGTGAAATGTAAGTTATCTTTTTTAGCAGAACTTGCAGCATTGTTAGAAAGGTCAGGAGCATCTACACCCTCATACTTAATAGTTAAACTTCCATTAATATCCCACACATCCCTTTCTTCTCCATAAACTTTGCCTTTGGCATTTAAGAAATAGTCCTTTTCAAACATATCCATATTAAGCCACACTTTTCTAAGTTCAAGATCTCTCCATTGTGCTTCTATGTCAAACATTACAAAGGGGCTATTGCTACTTGAACTTGAAGCTGCATCTGCAAAATAATATATTGCCAAACTTGTGGCATCAAGTATTGGATACAAGTTTCTAAATCCTGCTTGGTATCTTGACTCGAAGTTATTAAGTGAATTTTGGTTAAACCGACCTGATATGAATGATGTAAAATAGCTATTAAATTGTTCGTCATCTTGATGTTCAGAAAACCCAAACATCCTAAAATATGCCCTTGTGATGTCCTCGTAAAAACTATCTAAATCCCACGTTTGTGTTCCTCTTATTTGCCTACTACCATTGCTTCTTTCTAATTTGTGTAGTTCTTTTGGGAACGCAAGTTTGTCAAAATATTCAAGGTCTGTTTCTTGACCACCTGAACCTGATTGCCCTTCTAAGTTTGGAGCAGAATATACAGGAAACATCCAAGTGTATGAATGGAATTGTTTTTGAGAACCACCAAAATTTTTCTGTAAGATATTAGCACTTCCTATAAAATGTACATCTGAATGTATTTTTCGACTTCCATCGTCTTTCAATCTGTCATCGGTTTTATATCCTGATATGGGATCAAACTCAAATGTTTGCACCCCAACACGATAAGCATATCTACTATTGTTAGAAGTCTTAAATGAATCAGTTATATCTTTTATTTCATATGAATATGGAGATGAAACATATGTCGTGTTGTTATTTTCTACATAAAATGTTCTTTTGTCATCAGGATTAGGATTTGGTTTTTGATTGAAGCTACACCATATCTTATCATCTCTAATGTGCGTTTTAGTGCCATCATCATCGATCACATTAAATGATAAATAATCTTTGCCACTCGTACTCCATTGTTGATAATCATGGTCATCATCTAATATCATAGAACGAGTTTGAACATAAGGCAAACAAGGCACATCGCAAACATTATCTCCTATTTTTACCCCAACATTGTCTTGTCTTTTTAATTCAATTAAATCTGTGTTAATTCCTGCGAACAACATGGGTTCAAACTTTTTTATTCCATGAATGTTAGATCCACCAATATCTGAGTTGTCAGGCAATAATTTTATTGTTTGATTCGTTATTACTGAACTTTCTCCCACCCTATTTAAATATACAGGGGATGGTGCTTGTTTTAGATGTCCATATAATATTGGTACTGGTCTGTCGTGATAATGCTCATATGTGTTTACATCTTTATTTAGAACATACTCAGGCTGTGGCAAATCTAAATGAAAGTCCTCTAAATGAACATTATTTGCACTAATGTTAATTCTGTTATCGTCATGTTGTATTCTTGATATTCTTCCCTCTGCTATCGTCATAGATGAAGTCATATCTCTACCCCATCGCATACTTACTTTAATCCTTCTACCAATACCACCCAAAAGAATGTCAGACAATCTTTTTTCTTCTCCTGTGTCGTCATCTATATATACTGGATAATTGTTGGCAGAAATACTAATGTCAGGCAAATGTATGTTTTTGTTTTTTACATCTATCTTATTTGTTATTGTTGAAACCTTTAAATCAACATCTCCATGTGGTATATCCCTATCCGTGATTTCAACATGGTCTTGATTGGAATTATTGGCATATATAAAAACACGATATGCTATATTAGTAACTGGGGATGGTTTTATCCCTTCTCCTGATCCGAAGATATTACGCAAATGCTACTCCCTTCCTAACTGCTTCAGCTATCTTGTCAGCCAATTCTTCTTCAACAAATTCTTGTGTCATTACATTGCCTGATATATTAACAGTCACACCAGTTCCACCTGCATTGTTTACTCCTTCCATCGGTTGAACAGAGATATATTCTGCTGCCCCACCCTCTCCAACTGTGAATTGTGTTGGCTCATCAATCACACCTTCAAAACCAGTCTGTGCTGCAACCTTTGGTTTGTTTGCATATATTGTTGCAAGATTTGGGGCTGCTACTGCACCCATCGCCAATGCTGCCTTTAAGCCACCCTTTTTACCTGCTTTTAACATTGATGCTGCTGCATCTACAATAGCCATAGTAAGTGTTAATTGCCATTCTGCCTGTGCATCTATAAAGCCCATCTTCTTGGTCTGCTTTGCGATCCCAGTCCAATCTTCAAGAGATTGCGTTCTTATTTTTTGAAGTAAGTTTTGTTGCTTGACGATTTGTATTTCTTCTTTGTCCTGCTCTACCTTTTCTCCCAATGACAATGTTTGTTCTACTGTAGCAACAGATGTTTTTTTCCTTAACCCTGCTGATATTTCATTTGCTATATTCACAGCATCTGTAAATTCCTTCTCTGTTTGCAGAATACTGTTGTTTTTTTTCTTTGTTTCTATTGATGAAAGATACGATTCTTGTGATTTTTTAACTTGGCGTTCTTCTTCGATTGCTGTTTCAAGTCTTTCCCTTGCTGCTTTAATTAAAAAATCTTCAATTCCTTGATTTTTTTGCAATATCTCAAACAAGTCATCTCCAAATTCTATTTCGCCCTTATACGATTCTTGTTTTGATAATATTGCTCTAAATAATTCCAGTTCTGCTTGGATTCTCTCCTCTGTAGCAGCAGTCATGTCTTCCTCTAATACTTTTTCCCTAATTCTTATATTAAATGCTTCTGCTGCTTTCTTTTGTAATGCTTCTATTTCTTCTAAACTTGCCTTTTCAAGGTCGAGATTTTGTAAATATGGTTTATATTCTTTGTTTAATCTCTCCATTGCCCTTTTACGAGTATCTGTAGAAACAGTTGTATCTCTTAAAATCTCAGTTAATGCCAAGAACTCCTTCTGTTGCTTCTGTAAGTTCTCAGATTCGGTAAGTTCAAACATTGACTTCAATCCATCAACAATATTTTTTACAGCAGGTGCAATGCTTTTCCCAATACTTTCTTTTAAATCTCCAAAAGCATTTCCTAATTGCTTGATTGATCCTGTATATGTATCTGCATCTGCTGCTGCAGATCCACCAAATAATTCAGCCATAACTTCAACAGCTTTTCCTGCTTTCATTTCTTCTGCTGTTAAATCCCTTAATTGTGGAACTAACTCGCCCAACTCTCCTGCTAATCCACTAAATGTCTTTGCAGTATTACGAACAGCCGATTCAAGTGTCATACCTGTCGCTGCTGCTAAGTCTGCTGCTACAGGTAATATATCCATTATTTGTGATTGTGTCATTCCAAGAGATGCAAGAAATGCTTGTTGAGTTATAATTGCTTCGTCGCCAAACGTTGTTGTTCTTTGCAATGCTGCTGCTTGATCTGTTAGGGCTTTAGTGTTGCCTTGCAAAGCAAATCTTAATTTCTTTTCAGCTAATTCTTGTTGTGCATAGGCATCAAGTGAGCCTTTTATTCCTGCAATTAAACCTTGTGCTGCAAAATAACCTGCTGCTGCACCCATCAATGATTTCTTTAGCCCACCTAATGATTTACTAAGACCTTTGGATTCCTTCTTCGCCTTGTCAAACCCCTTAGTTCTTGCTTCAATATCTATTCTTTTTTTAGTTGTCATTAAGTTCTCCCAACTGGATGTTTCTCATTTCTTGTTCTATGGTCATAAAATCATCAACAATATGTGCAGGAGTATCATTAAGTGAGGGGAATGGGGGGCAATTAAATTGTTTGCAAAATTGGTGTTTTTTAATAGTGTTTTGCTTTCCCTTATCTAATAATAAAACATCATTGCATATGAATAAGGATTGTTCGTATAATGCTTTCCCCAAATTTGACACTCCCTTGTTTATACATTTATCGTAACATTGGATCAAAACTTGATACACATCATCTAAGCTATTAAAAGTTTCTTCCTTCAAACTCATAGGATTCATAGCTTTATATGGAAAATCATACGGAAGTGCGTGTGTTTTCTGTACTCCATTTAACGAAATATGTAAATTTAATCGAAGTTTTATTTCTTCAATTTTTTTTTATTCACAACCAAGTAACATTCTTTTGAGATGTTTATAATATCCAAGTCGGTATATTCATTCAATTCGTTCTCGGTTATATCGGTTGCAATTAAACAAGACTTGGCGAACGCACTCCATTTATAATCCCCAAATGTAGCAGATGTATATAAGTCGTTGAATTCGCCCCTCTCGTCAAGATTAAGTTCTTTTAATTCAAACTCAATCTGTTTGTTTTCGCCTTTTATTTTTACTTTCATTATGCTATTGTTATCCCTACCATTTTTACATCTGTTGAGATGTCATCTGCCCCAACTACTGTGAATGGAATTATTTCTTTTAATACTGCACCACCATTGTCTATGCTTGGTTCATTTAGATAACACTTATCCAATGCGATTGCAAAGTTAGATGACTCTGCAATATTAATATCTACTGAAGTGCTATTCCTAAAGTTGGCAATAATATCGTGGACATCGTCATTTCTGATTGCAGTTATAGATCCTGTAACCTCAAACCCACCAGTCATCGCATACCCAAATGGCTCAAATGTTCCACTTGTTGTGTCAGCATAGTGTACTCTTTCAATAGTCCTTGATACATTTAAATCCCAAGATTCTATTACCATCTCATTGTTTGCATCTATCAAACAAGATGCTGCTGCTAAACTTCTTATATTTTTTGGTGTACCTGTATCATATGCAGGAGATGCGATGTCATCTGAACTATATGTAGGATAATATGCTGTCGCCCAACTTATTGTGCATACAAGTTCTCCACCCTCTGAACCGATAGCTTCTGATAGTGTAAATCCAGTTCCAACACAACCTTGACAAACCATATTGTGTAATGTAGCATCTGCTCCACCATTTATGAATCTGATCTCAAATGTAGAAGCACTACTTGCTCCATTTGAATATGTTGCGTGTGGGAAAGCATATGTGTTTAACAATGTTGCTTCACTTGAAGAATCTTCAAATACAGCTTCGGTTGCTAACAATACAGATGCAGGTGTACCCCTAAGTGTTGTATCAAAAGTCCATAATTTTGTGCCTTCTGCGTGATGACCTTGTGTTTCTGTCGTTACATATTGACCTGTCCTTGCAGATGCGTATTCCACAGGTACAGATGCTTCAGGAATCGTGAATCCTGTTACTTGCAATTTTTTTAACCCTGCGTCATCAGGTTGATCTCCAACGGTTGTTTCCTTTTGATACCATACGGAAACATCTTGACTTGGGAAGAAATTAGTTGCTTGTGCCATTATTTACTCCTTTTACTTTCTTCGCCTTCTTTTTTATTGTTTTTTTCACTATGGGCTTATCTTCCTCTAAACACTCTCTAACTGATTCAGGCAAAGAATCAAAATCAGTTATTTCTATTGAGCCACCCCTAACTAAGCTGTTATGCTTATGGATTCCAAAATAATTGGTATCCAAATCTTTATACGATGATTTTGCTTTATATTTAGCCATACTACCTCTATAACGGATTGTGATGAGTAACTGAAAGCAGATACTCTGTTATATTTAAATTATCTATTTCTTCGTTTTCTTCATCTTCTACATTAAAATTTATTGTATCAATATCAAGAGCAACCCACTTTGCTGTTGATGTATTCTTAACTTGGTTATCAAGCAAATGCTTTCTTAATCTATCTGCCTTTCTTCTGATCCCCTCATATACTTTTTCAGAACGAATGTCGCCCTTTTGATAATATCGTATAATAACTTCAAACACTCGCCTTTCATAGGCATTTGTTGTTTCTTCGTTTTCGCTACTATCTACCACTATTCGCACACATTCTGTTCCACGCATAGTAAACGTCGGAGAAACATAAACATTGCGAAATTCATCGTTTATTATCGTTTTTAAGCCCTTTTCTATATACTTATATGATATTTCATCATAAGTGACAGCCATTAGTAACTATATCCCTTTCTTGTTAGGTCAATCGCACCACTTTGAGCATTTGATATTTTCCTCGCTGTGCCTGTTACAGTAACTTCCCATTGATCGTTCTGTGTCATCGAAGCACCTTGAAATCTAACGTGCAATCCATTAACTATTCCATCTAATGTACCTGATACTTTAATATCTTCTGTTAATGTTCCAAATAACTTGTCATCTCCATAGGTTTCAGCTTTTACAATAGCTGTACCATAAGCACCTGTTGTTGTGCAAGTTATCCTGACCACATCATATGGCTCTCCATACCATTCTCCAGTTGTTTCTACTATATCCATACTTCCTGACTTGGTTATTGTTCTAACCTTGCCCTTGTCGTCATGTGAATCAACCTCAAATGATAACTTAAATTCTCCTGCATTTAATCTATCTACAATCCCAGTTCTTTCTGCATTAGTAACCAAATCATAGTAATAGTCTGCTCTCTCAATCTCTCCTATTGCCCTAAGTGCATTAGAAGCTGCCAAATAACAAGTTGTCTTGATTATTATCGCATCATACTCTGTAGTTGCTGCTGAGTGAGTTGTATTAGCATCATATTGGTCATATTTAGGCAAAGGCATAGGATACCTCGCATCAAGCAAGTTATTTAACTCCATTGAAGCATCTACAAGCATTTGGTCATAATATGTGTCATTATCAAACCCTGACTCAACTACTAAATCATTAGGATCTGAGCCATACTTTAATATCACAAAATCATTATCAGCATCGTATAGGTTGTGTCCATTTGCTGTTGGCTTAAAATGTTCAAATATATCTGCACCTGAAGCGTGGGCTTCCATAGAAGTTCCTAAACAAGCCCTTATAACAGTCATTGTGTCTGGATCAGCATCTGTAAGTAATTTTACATACATTATCTCGTTACCTATCTTTATAAATGTATCAGCAGTAAGGTTTCCATAATCCCCATCAATGTCTATAACCGTTTCACTTACAGCATTTACTACTTCACTTGTATCGGCAACTTTTGTTGTTCCAATAGTTTGACTTCCTGTTTGTTGTGATTTCCCATCTATAAATAACTGCGACATATATCCTGTATTATATGCTACATAAAAACTAACTGTTGAAGAATCGTGTTTTGTAAAAGATTCAGTTGTCCAATCATATATTTGTCTTTTGCTGTCTGCATCAGCAACAATATCGCCTACATATCTGTTTAGATCACTCTGACTTGCATATTTAAAATCTGTTGCCATTTATTCTCCTAAAATGTTTCTACTGTTAGCACAGCTTCACACTTCTGTTGTGGTGTATTGCCAAGCACTTGTCTTAGTGAGTTTATTCTAACATTGTTACCTGATGTTGATGTTGCTAATTTACCACTCATAGCCGATGTGTGCAATACACTAACAACAAACTCTGCATTTGGTCTTTCTGCTATTGTCCACTCTATTGCACCAGTTTCATAGTTTACTGTGCCGACCTTTCTCTCATTCTTCCAAATCAAGTTACCTCTACCATCATCTCTAATAAATATTTGCTTGTATGTAGTAGAATTTGTAATTGGATTTGTTGTTGTTTCAGTTTCAAGCCTTGCATCTATTGATGTTGCTGATGCAGGTATTCTACCAGTCCCTAAAAACTCTGCTGTTCCACTTGAACCTGCACCGATAGCTATTGCAGATCCTGCCAAATAAGAGCCACTTCTAAATACTAAATCTCCATCTTCAATAAACAGTTACTTTCTTTTCAAATAGATTTCCTGCTGTGTAGTATTGAGTGTCGAGTGCTGCTTGTATCTTGGCTATTATCCCAGTTGATCCACCAAACTTAGTGTTACTTGAATCAGTTGTAAACGATAGGTTATCATATGTAGTTCCACCATCTACAGTTATATCAAACTCATAAGCTGTCGATGCAGTAAGTCCACTCTCTGTATTATAAGTCAAATCAGATAGATTGAATATTGCTTTACCTTGCGTGTAGAACTGAATAGCAACAGAACCTGCCATCAAACCACCCTCTCCACTTGCAGCCCTACCATAGCCAAAGAAGTTGCTTGATCTCCACCTTCCTAAGTTATCTGTTTGTGATAATGTATAAGTATCAAAGTCGTGATAGTCATTAAAGAAAGCATAATAAACATCAGGTGTTCCACTATGTGCTGCGTTAGTTGAACCATTCCAACCTCTTGACACTACTATATGGTTGTCTGCAACTGTTTCTGCTGTTGGATTGTTGTCATAAGTACCCTCAACTCTTATTATTTCATTCTCTACTCTTAATTTGTCGCCCACTCTATATTTCTCATGTCCATTGTCGAGTTCAAATACAACTGGATCTGTGGTGTTGTTTAACTCGCCACTTGCAACATTATCTCCTGTATCAACTTTCTCTGCTGAGTTAGGGGCTGTTGCTGATACTGCTGTTCCAATGTATTGCTCTGGATCTTCTGCAATTATTCCTCTTGTAGCAGGTAACACTATTTCCTCATCAGGATTTAATAAGAAGTGTAGATACTCTGCTGCACCCTCTGTTGTAGCTGCAGTATATCTATAAAATTGAAAGATTGCAAGTGCAGGTACATATCCATCATTTCTAACCTTTACAGCAGATACAATACTTGTTGCTGTGTTTGTTTCAACATCACTTGCAGGGGCTAAGTCAAGAAGCAAATTGTTTACTGATGCACTATATGTTATTGATTTTGTTTTTGAATCTATTGGTTTACTTAGATCTGTTTTGCTTGTTCCTCTGATGCCTTCAAAACCACCTGCTGCACCATAGGCTGTTGTTGCCCCTAAATCTGCTCCTGATCCCATAATTCTTCTCCTACGTTAAATGATATTTTACTGTTAATTGTAATGAATAATCAGAATTGATACTATCTGATCTAAAAAATGCTAAAATTACCTTCCCTGATGATACTGCTGCACTATCTACTGTCCAAGAACCAGTATATGCTTGTTCGCTACCTGCGTTAGTTACATCGTTATTGTGTGCCAATAATGTTCCATTTGATAGGGCAGATGTTGATCCACTTGTGAAATCATAGCTAAATAAGTGCATCCGAGTCGTATCTCCAGTTGCGTTGTCTGCCCCTTCTATACTTATCACAGAATCTATGCTTATATCATCCATTACATACCATAAGCAAGGCACTAAGTCACTTGCTCTCGTGCCATTTCCATCTGATGTAGTGAATGTAGTAGCAGGATCTGTACCAGTTCCAAATGCAGGTGGATAATTTTTAGTACCAAAAGATGCTGATGCAAAAGGGATTGCTTGATGTGTATCATCTGCAAGTACACTTGCTTCGGTATTTCCTATAGAAAAAGTAGCATACTGAGTATTTACTTTATTACCCAAAGCATTAACTCTACTATTTGTACTATCTACACTAAACAAGGCACTATTAGAACTATTCGTCACCACAAGTGTTGTTGTTGTATTGTCGTTTTGTGGTGTAATTTTAAGGGTATCATCTGATATTTGAACACAAGAACCATTCCCTTGCCCATCTTTTATTCTTCTGCCTATAGAATCTACACCATTATTTGAATTATCAACTTGCAATAAGTCCTTATATGTATTCGCTAATGTTTTTCCAGTTAAACTCATTTAAGTATACTCTCCCACTATTGTTAATGAAACATAATAAAGATTGCTTGTTGGATCTATTGATATTTGCATAACCTCTCCTGCACTATAAGTATTTGTTTCTCCACTAAAATCCCAAGTATATACATCTTGTATGTTTGTGCTGTCATATCCAACACTACTTAAATCAACTGTAATAGAACCTGAAAGATTAGTTCCACCTTTTAACAACCTCATAGCTGTATTTCCTGCATTATTAGAACCTGATGAAGGTTTTGTGATATTTGCATATATTTTAGTTATCTTTAAATCAAATGGCACAACAAAGAAAGAGTCATCAACTGCATGATCTACTAATGATGCCTGTTCACTAATTGAACCACCTGCCAATGGTATATATTCCAAATTAGTTCCCCCATGATAAAACGCACTCCTAATGTAAAAATTCATATTTGCATTTTGACTTATTTGGTCATCTATGTACTTCTTGGTTGCAACATGATAATCTTTTGTTGGAGTATTTTCTACAAACACATCATTGTCTGCAAGGAGAAGTCCAGTAGAATCTTCTCCTATTTTAACAGGCTTTTTATCTGAAGCTAATTTGTTTTCTAACGATAACACTTTAGCCATCTATTCTTTTCTCTATTCTTTTCAATTTCTTTTCTATTCTCTTTACTTTTAAATCTAATTCGTTTGGCTCATTGACATATTGTTGCAATGGCTTCAACTCAGGCATTACTGCCTTCCACACTTGTTTCATTATGAAAGGCAGCAATTTACTTACAATTTTACTTGTTATCACTTCTCAATCCCTTAGTGAATCCTCTGATAATTGATCCGAAGATATTATCAAACAAATCAATGAAGTATGGCTCTATGGTTTTATTCCATACTTTCTTGGTCATATTCCACTTACTTAGATTAAGTGTCATCACTCTACCGACACTCTCACAAGCTGTTTCTATTACTGAACAAATATGTTCATTAGGTATCTTTTTTAATACCCATAATACTATCGCAGATGATCCACCACCTACTAATAATCCTGAATTTTCTCCTAACATTCCTAATACTGAATCTAACATATGTTATCTCCTTTTAATAATCTTTGTTTTGCTTTCGCATAAATTTTTCTTTTAACCCATTCCCACTCATAGAAGCGAGAATCTCTACTATTGCTCTGTAACTTGCTTTTATTTCTCTTTGCTCTAACTGATTAACCTTTTGTGCATCAATCAATTTTATAATAATTCCTTCTAACCTTGTAAAACTTTCTCGTAGTTCTGTTTGTAGTTCGTTCTGTATAAACTGATTTTGTCTATTCACATACCAACCTAAAGCAATTACCCCCAATACAGGAAGCCCAAACTCTTGTAGTATTGAAACAAAATCCAACTACATCTCCATAATTAATGTTTCTAATCGGTCAAATCGTTTCATAACCTCATCGATCTTTGTTTCTATTCTTTCCTGACCAATCTCTACATTCTGTATCTTGTTTCTATTGGATTGGATACTCTTTGCCTTATCTTCGTTGTCAGAAGCTATAGAGTCTATCTTATTAACCATTGCACCTTGCGTGTATATGCAAGTTACCAGTACAGTCAATATAGTTACGATAGTTCCAATAGATATTTTCTTTTCAATCATTTTCATACTACTACCTCAAATATTATTTTCTTCTTCTTTGTCTTTCCGTGAGATTTAGCATTATATGCTTCTAATGATTTATCTATATCATAACCCTCACTCTTAACATTTTGCAGGTCTATCTTAATCCCATCTCTATTGCCATCGTTATAAAATATATAGCAATTTTGACTTGCTCTACCATTGAGATTAAGTGCCTTTTCTGAATAGTCATTTGCACCAACCATAGAAGATGACCTACCAAAGTTATCTCCTACCCTTGCACTATGTATATGACCGAATATGACATAATCTATTTTTATGCCCTTTAGTGAATAACGACCTGCAATTTGATTAATGGCTGTATCAAGTTTACCTCTAAAAGAACCATGTCCGTGCATCATTAATAAATTTTGTCCTGCAACATTGATAACAAGTTCTGATGGATCTCCATGTACAAATGTTATCTCACTATCTTTAAATAAGTATCTCAGGCATTGGAATATCGTATAATCATAGTTATCTGTGGCTATAATATCACTCCAACCCATTTCCTTATTGGCTCTACCTTCATTACCAACAATAGATGCAACTGTTACATTAAAGTCCTTGTTCATATCAATAATGGCTTGTTGTAATATGTCCACCCCAAGAAATGTCGCCTTAGCCCTATTTGTGGCTTGATTCAAGAGTTCGTCTAACCTTCTATCACTATTCATTAGATCTCCTGTAAGAGCAAACACTACATTGCTTATATTAGACGTTTTAAAGTAGTTTTTAGCCCTATTTACGAAATATCTTGTCCTTTGCGAAGCAACCCTAAAATCATATTTATTGTTTTCTAATTCAACCAATTCATTGAAGTGGACATCTGAAAACTGAATTACTCCAACTGCTTCATTATTGACTTCATGCTTAGTCGTTGTGCAACTTAAACTATTTTTTTCAAAAAGCGATTTTAATTCCCTGCTATATTCTTCAACAGCATTTTCGATTCTTGCGTGTTCACGAAATGCTTTGTTGTGTATCCTGTTTCTATCTTGTGCTTTCTGTTTCTGTTTTGAAAGCCTTACATTCTCTTTAATAACCTCTACATCTGTATCGTAGAGTGGATATATTGTTTTATGTCGGCAACTCTTACATTGATACCTTTGTCGCCCTCTTTCGTTTAACCCTTGCTTTGTCATGCCCTGATGATAACAATGTGGACATACCAACTCTTTAGGATTTACATCTATCATTTAGAACCTTGTTTTTAAGTGTTACTCCTCACTTTTATCCAATTCAAAATGTGGGAAATCGTCAAAGCGATTATCCATTACTTCAAAATCTTGATCCCAATCGCCACCCCACCTAAGTGTTATTCCCATCTGATTAGCTACTCCGATAACAAACCCTGCGAACAAAGTCTGTCTTTCTCTATCTTGCCAATTTATGGGATAAGGTGTAACATCCACAGCACGAGATGGATCGCTATTGTGACGACCATTAGGGAAACGAACTTTTGTCTTACCCTCATCGAAAAGTTGGTCTTGTCTTTCTTGACCTCTATGTCCTTCGAGTACTGAGCAATCCACGAATTTAATAACTTCATTAAATACCTTTTGTAACCTTTCATCGCAAGTGGCTAACCTTTCTCTTGATCGTTTACCAAATTTAGGCATCTTCTGCTGTCCAGTCTGATTTAGCAAGTTCCGTCAATATCTCGTTGTGTGAATATGTTCTCATACCATCAAAGCAAGTAGGTGTGTCGCCATCCCATTTAAGTATTGCTTTAGTGCCATCTAATGATTTTCTAAGTGTATCCATAGATGTTTGTATTGCACTTATTATCATTTCATCTGTTATATCAGATACGTTTACAATCACCCATTTTCTATTACTGTAATCCATTAAGGCGTATCTCCTTCAAAACTTATAGTATCCATATTTATTATAACACCACTATTTAGTTTATCTATTTCTGTGATTTTAAAGTCATCTAAATAAACAAAATCACCATCTTCTAAGTTATCACCACCTGCTGCCCTTAAATATATTGCACCACTACCACTATCCTCTTTACATAAAAACGTATAGAATATATGTTGCCACTCATCTTTCGTTTCGTGTTGTGCTATATTATAATCGTGTTCACCTATATTTGTTGCACTATCTCCAAACTGATCTGCACTATATATATATATATCTCTTGTTCCACTCCACGATGATGGAATGTAAACATAGCCTTCTGCTATATATATTTTCCCTGATTCCATACCTGATGTGATGTTTGCTGTTTTCCCAAGCCATTGGCTTGTCGTATCAGTCGTGCATTTTAATACCCCTGCACTTCCACTATGGCTTGATATATCTGTACTTCGTGCAACTGTTCCTGAAGAATAATCCACCCAACCATCTTCATCTGAATCGAATGTTGATGACATTATTAATTTACTACCTGCCGATGATGCACTATTATCTATATATTGAAATTTTCTATTATTAGAACTACCATCACCCATACGCCACCACGCTTGTAGATTAGATGAGCATACGCCCTCCTTGTGGTTATAAGGCTCTCTACCATTATATAGTCTTTTAACTTCAGATGCTGATAATGCTTTGTCGTATACTGCTATTTCTGATATATTACCTTGATGTATATGTGCATCACTTGGAGATTTTCTACCAATATAAGTAGTTCCTGCATAATCCATATCCCAATCTCTTGTTTCTGTGGCATCAGAAACTGCATTTATATAAATAACTTGAGCATTAGCATCATCATCTTGTGTGAATACCAAATGAACCCAAGCATCTGTTGCAAAAATTGCAGTACTACCTGTAACATATAAAGAACTTCCACCTATCGTTCCACTAAATATTGCTTTATTTGCGTGAGTTGCAGAACTTTTAGGAATATATAATTGAATATAATTATTATCATCCACATAATGAGAGAATATAGAATGATATATATCTTCTATGTCATTTTTAACCCAAGCAGAGATAGTAAAATTACCATCAAAAGCACTTCCTGCTAAACCTGTTACTATATAATCATCAGTACCATCAAACGCTAATGAATACTCATCTCTGAATTTATCGCCACCACTTGTTGTTATTCTACGTGTCGTAAACATCAATCTTTTACAATGCCGATACGCATTTTAAGGTCAGTTGTTGCAGCAGGGGTATATGTTCCACCACTTCTATTTACTGCGTGTACAAAAATGCTTCTCGTGTCAGATGCAGCCTTTACAACAAGCCCAATATTTGACTTAACAGCTATTTGACAACCAACTAAGTCTGACCAGTTGGATACATTAACAAAACCTAATATATCTCTTGCATTTGCATCTGATATATTTATTACTTCACCCTCATCTGATGCTAACGCTGTGTTGTCTGTTTGAAATATTAAATCCACAGCAGGTGCTTCATCATCTTCGTCTAATAGCATAATAGATTGGATAATTGCTGATCCACCATTTACTGCAACAGCATCAGGGATTTCTATAGATTGTGCAATTACATCGTTGTCTGCATGGGCTTCGGCATCTGTGGTAAGTGTCACATCAATCAAATCAACATCCATCTTGTTGAGTTTTTCTTGTACTGAAAATTGTCTTAGTTCTGTTTGTGCCATTTTTATTCTCCTTTAAGGTTGGCTACCATGAATAAGGTATATTATTTATCTTCTTTCTTTGCTTTCTTCTTAGGCTTTGCTTTAGGCTTTTCTTTCTTAATTTCATTTCCCTTTGCATCGCACTCTATAAATCTGTCTTTAAGTGAATCTATGTCATGTGTAGGAATCACTTTAATTATTACTCCATTTGGTTTTTTAAAAAATTGATCTGCCATTTTATTCTCCATATAATG